CGAGGTCTACATACTTAGCCTCTCTGCCTTTACCCTTGAGTGGGTGTTCTACAGACTCAGTGACTTCGTCAGCAGCGCGCAGCATCTTGAAGATACGCTCCTGCATTTCCGCGTTGATGCCAGCCGCACGTAGCCGTGAGACTGCACCCTTCGACATTCTCTTGCCGTTGGCCCACGCCGCGAGGCGCTCAAGGTGACGGATAGCGGCGATGCGCTGAGTCGCGTCAGTGATGGGGCCGAGGCCGGAGGTGATGCTGGTCTGACGACCGAGTGACTTGAGGTACGGGTCCATCGCAGCAGCGAACTTCTGGATCACGCTGGTGCCACCGAAGCCCTCTGCCAGCTCGTCCAAGTTGCGGACTGCCGGGGTGATGAGGGTGTTGACACCGGGGGCGAAGTTCAGCTCAGCGAACCGTGCGAGGTCGTGCTCAAGGTTCCCGTCAGAAGCGCGCTGCATTACGCGCCTCATGTCAGGGAAGATGCGGAGCATGGACCTGAAGCCGCCCATAGCGACCACGTTGCCCAGCTCAGCGAGAGCGTTGACACCAAACTGTCCACCACGACCACCGTAGTTGTACGCGGAGAACATGCGGCTCAGCTGTGCAGCGTCACCGTTGGGGTTCCACCTGTCGATAGGTTGGCCCATCATCAGGTCATACCCGTCGCGGAGAGCCTGTTCGATCTTGACTGCATCCTCGCCAGCGTCTTCGGCTTCACTCGCGGCCTGCTTGGCGAGGCGCTCGAAGTCCATACGGGACCTCACGCCCAGCTTGTCGGCCATTGCGATGTGCCCGTGCATAGCACGAGAGTACCGCGCGAGTACCAGACGTGCGTCGTTCTCGTAGAGATCAGAGAACTTCAGCTCGCCACGTACACCATTCTTGTCGATGATGTCATCGAAGTGGGTCTCGTCGAAGCGGATACGGTGCTTGGAATAGCTCACTCGACCACGATCTCCGATGTCAGCCTTCTTGATGGCCTCCAGCTCGTCGATCAGGTCCTGCACTTCCTTCGGAGGTACACCGTCCCAACCTGACTTCAGCCGGTCGATGTCGTCCAGACGGATGCCGTGCAGCAGGTCGTCTTCAATCCCGGCGGCCTTCTCCCGCATGGTGCGGACGTAAGCCTTACCGATCTTGGTAGCCAGCTCCGGGTCCATATCGCGATTCGCCCTAATGATAGCGTCACGGTAGAACTGTTCGAGAGCCTCTCTGCCGTACTTGAGCCGCATCTCGGTGAACTTGTTCTTGTTCAGGACACGCGGGAAGTACGAGTCAAGCATACGCCCTTCCTCGAATCCCTCTACGCCCGCCTTCTGAGCGAGCTGATAGATGGTGTCCATCTGGGTCCGAATCTTGGAAGCAGCTGACTGTGCCTCTTGCGACACGTCGTCGGAGATACCACGCATGGCTTTACCGACTTGAGAGTAGAAGTCCTCGCCGACACTCGTAGTCATCTCGCGCTTCACAGCGCCATGACCGTTGGCCTTAGACCACGCCTTGAAGTCGCCCAGCGTCTCAGCAAAGATGTTCCTTTGGAACACCATGTCGAGCCGAGTAGCCATGCCTTCAGCAGTGGCCGCACGAGTCTTGGTCTTGTCCTTCAGGAACCCACCCTCGAACATGAGGGAGCCGATCTTGCGAACGGTGTCAGACTCCGAGTAGAACAGGCGACCCTGCAAGTTGTGCAGCGTCTTGTTGAGCCACTTGAACCTGAACTCAGGGGCCTCGACAGCATCGAGCATATCGTCCGTGTCCGGGTAGAGCGGACCATCAGGTCCCGTGGACTGCGGACGTGCACGTGCAGCACCGGCGTCTTGACCGATGCCGAGTCTCGCGGCGGCAGCGTCTACGTTTCCGTCAGCTACCTCCTTCGCCAGTGCGTTGAAATCCTTCAGGTCGCGGGTTGTCCACGAACCAAGAGCGCCACCCAGCGTGAGACCAGCCAGAGCCGCGAAGGCCACGTCGGTCTCGTCACGCATGACGTTGTCAGTGGACAGCAGGCCTTCCGTGGTACCAGCAGCGACACCAGAGGACAGCGCAGAGGTGATGATCTTGCCGTAGCGGCTACCCTTCGCGAGAGCGCCGCCGATACCGCCAGTGCTCAAGGCAACAGCCATATCGACCGGGTCAAGCAGGGCAGCACCGAGACGTGCGAAGAGGGCAGAACCTCCACCCTCAGAGAGCAGCATCTCGTCATTGTAGTCGGATTCCATCTGGCTCAGCCGGGACTCAGCGTGTGCCGAGGACCATGCTGACCCGAGGTCGCGACCGATCTCCTCACGGTCGGCACCCTGAAGGGCGTCGATGCGGGAGCGGTTGGCGTCGATGAACGACTTCGCGTTGTACTCGGTGTCGATGGGGAAGTCGGTCTCATCCTTAGAGAGGACACGTCCGGCGGTGTTGTCCACGCGGAACGCAGCCGCCCACTCGTCGCCCCACGAATGGGTCGGACCTTCAGGGTTGCGCGATGAGATGATCTCAGCGTTGGACGGCATGACACCACGGGGTGCGGGCCGACGTAGTTCTTGTACGGGTGCCCCACGAGTTTCCTCAGGGGCAGGCTGCGCTTCCACTTCGGGTGAGACCTCGGGTGTACCGATGACCGGAGCGTTGGTGCTCGCGACCAGCGTGTCGAGGTCGTCGCCTTTGTACAGCGGAGGGTTGGGGGTTGAGCGCATGACATCCAGCTCGTGCCGGAAGCCCTGCTTCATCTCGCCCCTGTCGTTAGGGTCGAAGGCAGCCTCGTCCTTTCCCATGCGGACGAATCCTTCGGGAATCTTCTGGCCCCACTGGTCCCGCGCGCCCTCATATTGGGCTGACGGATATTCGCGGAGCTTGGCCGACAGCTTCTCAAGGCGTTCGGCGACTGCGCCGTTGCCCTTCTTGCTCTTGGTGTAGTCACCATGACGGAGGAACTCGTCAGCAGCTTCTTCCCAGTTCCCGGCGTTGATGTGACGCACGGTCTTGGTCGAAATGCCGAGGTCGCCACGGTACTCCGCGACGATCAGCTCAGCTTGCAGGTCCTCGGGGAAGGAATCCCACGCAGGGAACCTCTCCTTCGCACGGTCAACGTGGTGAGTGAACGCGGCCTCGAAGCCCTTCTCGATCCACTCACCCGTTTGACCTACGCCCGACGTGCGGACGCCTTTCGAGTCTTCATATTCACCATCCACGTAGCCTTCTTCTTCGACTACCCGACGTTCCGCCAGTGACAGATCGCGACCTACGAGGGCCTCGACTGCGGCGACGGCGTCAGCGCCGTGAAGTACCTTGTGCTGGGACATGATGTCTCCTATTGTGCTGTTGCGTATTCCGCACGGATCGCTTTCTCACGATCTTCAGCGGACAGTTGACGGAACCTATCGAGCGGACTCGGAGCGTGGACTCGCATCCCCGGTTCGAGGTACGAGCGGTTGTCCGTGAACATTCGATTGGCTGCCCGACGCTCTGCTTCTGCGTAAGCGCCGGACGTTGGGTTGAGATTGCTCTCAGCGGACTGGACGACCATGTCGTGCAGGTGGTCGCGGTAGCCCTTCTGGATTTCCGCGACGCTGTACGGTGCCCGGTAAAGCAGGCCCGAGTTCTCGTCACGTACCAAGATGACACCACGCTCAGTCGGATGCGGCTGCGCCACGAGTGACGCGTCATCCGGCCAGTAGTCGCCAGAGCCACCATTAAGGAACCAGCCGAGTGATGCTTCAGCATCCTGCTCCCAACCAAAGTCAGCCGGGTACAGCGTGCCGTCGATGCGGACGTTGCGTGCTTGGAAAGCCTCGGTCACCAGCTCAGGGATCAGGTCCTCAGGGGTACCCTGCTCCAGCTGGATGCGGACGAGCTTCTCAGCCCGACGGTAGTCACGCTGCGACACAGGAGCGGAACCAAACCACTCAGCGTCATCTGCCAGACCATTGACGATCTCGGCAGCAGTCTCGGTGATGTACTTGGACTTGCCGTCGAGCAGCGCCGGATCAGCCGACTCCATGAGAGCGATGGTACGCTCAGTGTCACCGCCAGTCTCCACCATGTACGTCTCGTAGGAGCGCAGGCGTGCGGCCTCGGTGTCACTCAGAGAGCGATCAGCGAGACCCGGCTTGTTCTCCTCGACCATACGGTAGATGTCGGCAGCTTCAGCGAGCCGCTCCGGGTTGTTGGTTGTGGCCTTCATCCGGTTGGTGATGAACGAGGGCAGACGCTCGTGTGCGAGGCTGCGCTCCAGTACGGACGCATCAACAGCAGCTCGCAGCTTCGGTCCTTCGAGTCCTTCCTCCTCGGCGATCCGAGCGGATTCCTCGCTGGCGAAAGCCTGCGCGGCTGCGTCGTATTCCTTCTGTGTACCACCGAATAGCTCACCAGCACGGTACAGCGAAGCGTTCGCCGTAGCGATGCCAGCGTTAGCCTGACCGCGCCACACCTGATTCATCATGGCCTCAGCCTGAGACTCAGTGTACAGCGGGGGCAGCCCGTCGGCACGCTCAGCGGTACCTGCGACGATCTCAGCGAGGACGGAACCGTCACCCATAGCGGCACGATTGGAGTGCTGCGAGCGGGTAGCGGCGCGTACGGCTGCGGTCTTCTCAAGGTACTCGCGGTCGGCCTCAGCCTGCGCGTCCTTCTTGGCCTGCTCAGCCCGAGCGATTGCAGGGTTGAGTACGTCCCGGCGGAACTTCGGGTCATTGATACCCGTCGCCTCACCATTGGGGAACGTCTCTGGGATGTTCTCAAGCAGCTCCGGTGCAGCCATATCCTGTGCGATTGTCGCGAGGATGCCGACGAAGTTGTCGCGTCCACCCGGACCCGGCATCATCGTAGCTGTGTCCTTCATAAACTGACCGTAGTCGAAGTTGGCGATGCCGTCCTCGGGGTCCAGTTCGATCATGGACGTGGCGGAGTTGTAGAGCATGGTCCGCTTGTCTTCTTGGTCACGCTCCAGCGTATTCACGCGGAACACGTTGAGCAGCTCCGCGTTGGCCGCGAGTGCGCCCTCGGAGATCAGCGTGCCATAGACGGACTTGCCGTTGACACCCTTCAGCTGCTCCTCGTAGTACCCGTCGATGATGCCCTGTACTTCCTTCTCGGACAGGTCTTCCCATCCAGCCTCGGTCAGTACGCCGGACAGCTCCTTGTTCATCAGGGCGAGGTCGGACTGCGCCTCGATGCGCTGCATGGTCTCCTCGTAGCCCTTGCTCTGTTCTACCTTACGGACACCTGAGGCTGCGTCGAAGACGGCCTGCTTAGCACCTTCTTCGTTGCGTTGCTCAAGTACGTCACCGGCAAGGTCGAAGCCTATGCCGAGTGCTCCTGTGAGTGCACGTGCACTACGGATTGCGGAGTCGTTACCGCGCGAGTTGTAGAACCTGCGGGTCGATTCGAGACGCACAGGCCGGTCGCCTTCACGTAGCGGTTGGTCCCGCCTTACGCTGCGCTCTGTCTGGTTGCGCGCCATGTTCTACTCCTTATGTGGTAGCCTCAGCGACTCGCGCTGTGGTCTCTACTTCTTTGAGGTTCTGGATTCCGAGGCCCGTGCGGTACCCGGCAGCTCCAGCTGATGCGATCTGCAAGCCAGCCTCAAGGGCCGACGGATCACGTATCTGCGAGAGCGCCACGTTGGCACGGTCGTCGATGCCGCGCTGCTTGAACGCGGAGTTCTTCGAGATGAGAGCAGCGTCCATATCAGTGTCCATGAGGGACTGGTTGATACTGGCAGCAAAGCTCGCTCCGAGTGCACCGGACTCACCGGCAGCTACACGGCTGCGTTCTCGCCGCTCGCGCTGTTGCCTGATGCGTTCTCCGAGTTCTTCCTCGGCCTGATCGTGAACTTCCTCACGCTCGCTTTCCTGCTGTGCCTTGATCGCACCAGTCTGTGCCTTCGCCGTCTCATGCTGAGCGTAGGCCGACACTGCGGCGGCAGAGATAGACATGACAGCAGCAACGGTTGGCGTAATGAAGTCGCACATTGTCAGCTCCTTTTCGATACCATTTGAATGAACGTGGACCCGTCGATGCCGTACTCTGGAAGCTCCTGTGCCACCCGGAATCCGAGTGTAGGGAGCCAGCGCAGCGTCGGTATGTTGTCCGCGTCGATGAAGTTTGTAAGGTACTCGTACCGCTCGTGCATCACCTTCAGGTACTTCTTCGCATTGCGTTGGAAGTCCAGCTTGTTCTCGTAGATGCCGTGCGTGGCGAGTAGCCATATGCCGCCGATGCTGATGTCCGAGTATGGACCATCACCTTCGACTTGAATGTTGTTAGCACCGAACATGGCGACGGGCAGCTTGTTGTACAGTGCCGCCCAGCACATGTCCTCGTCGCTCACGTCCACCGAGTCGAGTAGGGCCGTGCGTATGTCAGCCCCACTCGAACGGTAGACTTCGAGCTTGTCAGTCTCTCGTACGCGGTTCGCCATTTGGTTCGCATAGACGCGACCAGCCGGAACAATCTCGTACCTCTCCATTAGATACTCCTTGTGCGCTTGTTGAACTTGCCTTCCCACTCAGCTGAGGTGAACTTGCTTTGCAGGTAGGAGCTGTTCTTAAGTTTAACAACGACATCCCTCGAATTGCCGTCGATGTATGCTTGATATGTACCAGTGGTGAACGAAGGCTCACCCGTGGTCAGCGATGCCTCGCCGAGCGTACGCCCGGTGAACGCGTCGAGTCCGCCAGTGACGACTTCTTCGACCTGACCTGAGTAATCAGGACCATACGGGTAGACTTCCACCTCGAAGAACGCGGTGTCCTTGAAGTTCACCGTGAGCGTGCGGAGGTTGAGCCTGCCGGTCGTGTCAGCCATTTGGTTCCCGTCATAGACGAACTGCTCACTGAGGGTGTACTCAGCTTCGTAGTTCAGGCCCACCACAGGTGCACTGCCGGTAACATCTCCGGGCACTGTAACCTCGTTGTCGCCTGCCACAATGGGGAACTCGTAGTCCACCGTGTCCATCAGCCTACCCACGTCGCCGGACCCGGAGGTCAAGACTACGCGGATGCTGCCAGACTCCGTGTTGATTTCCCACGGGAGCGTGATGGTGGTCTCGTCGAGACCGGCGGAGTACGCCATGTCACCCGGCTGTACCTCGTACCTGCGGTCAAGCAGGATGTCGAAGCTCAGCGAGCCAGTGACAGCGTTCACGTCGAGGTCGCACTTCTCAAGGTACGTCGCATCCGCGCGCTTCACGAGCACGTACACGTTGTCCTCGATCACGTCCACCGACAGGATAACGTCGTCGTCTGTGAACTCCCAGTACGACCATGCGGACTGTACCTTCTCGTCGCCGGACCAGAACACCTGATAAAGGTACAGGCGCTTCTTGTGACCAGTCGCGTCGGACACGAGGAACAGGCAGTTCTCCACGTCCGAGCCAGCCATGCCGACGATTGAGTCAGGCACGTAGCGTGGCACGTGAGCAGTTACGTCCGCCGCGTCGAGCGCGAGCGATCCGGGGCTAACGAAGTATTCGCGCACCCGACTATATGCACCTGCTTTGGAGACGAAGTAGACTTCGCTGCCAATTCGGATGGGAGCAACGGTGTCATCCATCTCGAAGCCTGTTGCCTCGTCAATGGACACTGAGGTTGGTGTGAGGACATCTCGTACACTCAAGCTGAACTGCGTCTGATCGCTGAACAGCATCATAGTCTTGTTGAAAGGAACGGCGTGCTTGAGGATGCTCACCTTGTTACCCGTCAGGGCAACGTCCACGACATCAGAGTCGAGGAGTGTGGTCATCGTGTTACGCCAGAAGTTACCGTAGTCGCCAGCCGTGCTGAACACAGCGTTCTCATCCGTGATGAAACCGAGACGGTTCTTCCAGTAGAAGACGCCGTTCAGGGTGCGACCGATGAAGGTGGGGCCGGGGTTCGAGGTAGCGTCGCCGTACTGGCGGGCCGCCCATGCGAACTGCGTGAACGTGAAGGTGCCGTCGGTCTCACGAATGAGAGCGTGAGGCATGGTCTCCTCGTCGAACGAGGTGTTCGCGCTGGGACCATAGGTCTCGTTCCATACGCCACCAGAGTAGCGCACGTAGTAGCCCCCGAAGTTGTCCTCGTCGTACCCAACGACCTTGTACAGGTCACCGGGGGAGGGCGGCGAGGCGTCTTCGGGATGCGGTAGGTCACTGAACGTGTTGACCGATCCGGTAAGAGAGCCTGCGCCATTCGAGTTGTAGTATCGAGCCGCGTTCTGGTAGCCCCAAGTAGGTGGGTAGTACCAGTTCGAGTAGCCCGTCGGTGTACTCGTGGGTGCCGTCTGCGTAGCGACGACGACCGAGCTGTTCACGACGAACGAGTAGTCGGCAATCGAGTCGATGCGGAACGTCTGCTCCGCTGTGTCACTGCCGACGATTGTCAGGTAGGTCTTCCCGTTGGGGAAGTTGACCGTCTTCTCTGCTCCGGTGTCCGCGTCGAACACCTTCAGGTCACCGTCAGTGACCACGACGAGGTACCGCTCAGTCACGTCACGGTTGATCGTGTGCACGTGGGCATCTGACCAGTCACTCGTGGTGACCTCGGCGAGATGCTGGAACGGAGGACGCTTGCGCAGCCCGTCGTGGACGGTGCCGTACATGTTGACCTGTGCCTCAGCCTGCGACGGTTGGCGCAGCGTAGGGTTCTGTTGCGATACCCCATTGTATAGCGCCGGGATGTGTCGCGAGACGAGTGCGTCGGCCATGATTATCTCCGATGAGGGTTACGGTGACGGTGTAGAGCCACCGAGTACTTGTTGATATTGTAGTCCTTCTGCCGCTTCTCGACTCGCCGGAACGTAGCGTACGCTTCCGACTCATCGTCGCGGGTGAACTGGTGCAGCACAGCCGATGCCATGATGCCAGTCTGGAACTTGCGCGCCGCCTTCGTAGCAATGTACTGGCGTGCGTGCTGGGGAATCTGCTCGAACTCGTAGGCCCACGTGATGTCCACTTTGACATCTCCGCTGAACTCGTCGAACGCGCGCTTCGCCCGGTCATACAGGAACATGCCTGCTGGTGCCGAGGAGTCGTAGCGGGGAACGGCGTCGATACCGTACGTGGCGTCTATTGCGAGTGAGCTTGCGGGTACGGCGATTCTGTTGGTGCCGTCCGGTGTCATCTCATACTCTGTGTCGGTATTGAATGACCAGCCTTGCGTCAACACCTCGCGCAGCGCCGAGTCCAAAGCGACGACCGCTTTGTTCACGTCACGTGGCAGCGAGCCACTGAGCGTGTTGACAGGCGACTGCCCGATGGACGCCAGCATCAGGTTGACCGCATCGAGCTTGGTCTGTGCTTGAGTTGGGGTTGTCATCGTTCAGTCCTTAGGAAAAAATGGAGACGACATTTCGGTCGTCTCCGGGGATAGTTTAAGGTGAACGATCTTAGTCGTTCGGGCCATTGAAGTAGTCAAGGGCGTCCCAGTTCGCGTCGGAGTTCTGGGTAAGGGCGTCGTAGCCACTCACACCCAGAGTCTCAACAAACTTGACGATCTCGCGCCACTTGCCTGCGTTCTCGCGCATACCAACTACGGTGCCATCTTCCTCGAAGATTTGCTCCATTGTCGCGATTGCAGTTTCAACGGCTGTATCAGCAGGATATGCCATGATAAAGCTCCGTTAGTGAAGTGAAGGGTAGACCCTACGAACAGGGTCACCCAATGAAGGTCGAAGCCTACGTCTTACGACGTGATGACTTCTACCGCGCACTTGTTGATGAGCGGGCCGTGGCCTACGGCGATCTTGCCGAGCATCAGTGTGCCCTGACGACGACCGTCGTAGATTTCTTCAGTCGCGAGACCGATGAGCTGAACCGTGGCAGCGGCGCGGCTGGTGAATACCAGTGCGGTCGTGTTAGCCATGTTCAGGCGATACGGAGCCGGGATGCTCGTGTCAGCAGAGGCATCAGCGAACGGCATAGCGTTGGAACGGGATACGTTCACGCCACCGATCATGCTGAAGGAACCCTTCGAGTACGAACCGTCGCCGTCAACGTCGCGGTTCAGAACCAGCGTGCTCTCCTGAGCAAGCAGGTACCACTGTGCAGGTTTCAGGGCAGCCTGAACCGGAACAGCTTCAACCGGAACGTCAGCCTCTTCCATCGTCTGCTTTGCAGTCCAGATGGAACCAGCCAGCGAGGTCGCAGACGTGTTCGAGTCAGCGTCCGTGATCTGGGAACCGCCGCTATCAGCAGCGAATAGTGCGCCGCCGCGAGCTGCGCGGGCGATGTTACGACCGACGTTCTTGTCGTATACGAGAGCAAGGGCGAGGCCCAGCTCTGTGCTGTACGGCGAGCGTACGTCGTAGTGGTTCATCGCTTCGTCGATGTTAGCGATGAAAGTGTCAGCGATAAGCTGATCGTCAACCGAGATGGTGACTTCGTTGTGCTGGATAGCCGTGCCCGTCAGCTCTACGCCGGGGGTGTGGTACGCAGCAGACGCCTTGTAGATGGCCGGAAAGTCCGCACTCTTGCCAGAGGCAATTGTCTTGTGCTCAGTCAGAGGCTTGAGAATCGTGTTCGTCTCAAATGCCGTCAGAACTTCGCCTGCGAATACTTCCTCGAACAGAGCGCGATCAGAACCGCTGCCCTGTACCTGTCCAAGACGACTCGGAGTAGCGTTAGCCATGAGTCAATTCCTTATGAGGAGGGGGTTAATGGAATGGGTGTGTTCCACCGTTCACTACTCGTTCAGATTGTCCCCAGCAGGGAGTCATCACTTTCGGTTTGGCGGGAGGTATATACCGCAGATCGCGAAAGCTGCGGTATAAGGGGAAAAGGGGTGGGATTTGACTGCGTTTGACATTGACTTAGGAGGAACCCTAATGGGTATTCCCGCATCGCCGCTACTGCCAGCGGACCCACAGTCGCTCAATGTTCGACACGCACGCGTAACCCTGCGGGTGTGACTAAGCCCGAGCGACAGGGCTGTGGGGAGCTACCCCATGTATGGTCGCCTTTGCGGGTAGTTAGGCCGCACCTGTCCGCCCACGCGGACCGTGCACTTTGCACTTTCAGGCGATAGTGCCTGCCCCGGCAGTTCATTACCGGAACAGGGCTTTATGTCACTGGAGGAGAGGACAGTGACGGAGGGACTGATCCCTACCGGGCACGCTGGGTGCGCCGGATTCTATCCTCGACTCCCTTACGGAAGGAAGCATCACGCCGGTATCGGGGGTCGCGCATGTCGCGGACCATCTCGGCTCGTGAGCCATAGATACCACCGGAGTCGCCTCCGTTTCCAGAGCCTCTCAAGGAGGGCGGCTCGTATGAACCGTCCTCGCGATACCGCCGGAGGAGTGCCTTTGCACCCTGCGCGACGATGTCGGGGTTGTTGCTTGTAAGTTGGATGTCGATAGCCTGAACTTCAGCTTCGGTCAGGTTCTCGGCTGCCCAGTTGGCGGCAGCTTCGTACCCTTCAGCTCCGTCGAACGGCTCGTAGGCCGCGTTCTGGAGCTTAGAGACAATGGCCTTCTGCCCGTCGATGTACGTGTTGACCATATCACGGGTGATGCCCACCTGTTCGAGATTCTTGAATGTAGAATCCGACAGCTCGCCCTTCTCCTGCCACTCCGCGTCCGCGTCAGCGATCACGTTGGCCTGAGTAGGAGTATCTTCAGGGGTATCAGTACCCTCATTGGGTACCTCAGTACCCTCATTGGGTACCTCAGGTTCATCCTGTTGCTTTGCACGTAACGCTGCTTCGGCGTCCTGCTGTGACTTCAGGAGAGCCTCGACGTTTACCTCACCCTTCTCGTCATCCCAGAATTTCTCAGGGATGTTCTCAGGGCGGGAGCCAATGACCTGCTGGTCCCCCTGTGCGGGGGCCTGCTGTGTCTCTCTGGCCTTGCCGAGCATCTTCTCCATGTGACCCGGAGGCGACCCGTCGTCAGGAAGTTGGACTTCGTCAGACATGATTACGCCTCCTTCTTAGCTGGAGCCTTCTTGTCTGCGGCCTTTGCTTTCTTCAGGGCAGCCTCGACCTTATCGCTCCGCTTGCGGACGAGCGTCGTCTTGCCACCGGAGTCCTGCGGCATTGTTACG